CTCAAGGCGAAGTCGATGGCCTCGATTGGATCATCAATGCGCGGGTAGCGTTCCTTCAGTGAGGCGTTGCGGGCGGCCTCCGTTGCGTAATCGCTCATCTATTCCCCCTGTGGCCGGAGTTGCGAAGAGTCCGAAACGCTCACTCTTCTGATTCCCAATAGCTGGCGTCTGTTTCCGCGGCCTCCTCAGGCGATACATACTCATTCCGCGTTTCGAGGTAGGAGGGCGCAACATCGCGAGCGTATTCCTCCATCTCATCCTGGAAATCCGGCGTCGCACATTTCTCGCCAATCTTCTTCAGATGAGCGACGAAGCGATCAACCCAAGCGTCGGCCGGCAAATTCGGCTCCTGCTGGTAATCCTCGTTTGTGCGGGCATAGACTGCTGGGTCGAAGGCCATTTCAATCTCCTGTGTTTCGATCAGGGCGCGAGAGCGCAAGCACGGCATCGGCCGCGCCGCGCGCCGCCTCGGCCCACGGACCTCCTTCGTCCCACCACTGTTCAGCATTGCTGAATATCCCAAGTCCGACCAAGATTGCCTTGGCGATATCGTCGCGCGGACTCTGCGGTACTCCGCGCAGCACTTCCAGCGCGCGCTCGATACGGTTGGTCAAGGCATCCTCTTCCAGGATTGCGATAGCCTGCTGGATGGGCGTCATCGGATTCCCCTCAGGTCGCGCCACAGTGAGACAAGGGCCTCCCAGAACGTCTGCCGTGGCGGGCGAGGGCCGAGAGTGCTGCGGTTGGTGCCGTACATGGCTCACTTCCTTTCTGGAGAGGACTGCGAAACCGCTGGCTTCGGTCGATAGACGGCCAAGATCACGCCGCGCCATTCGGTCACAACGCGGTTTCTGTATGCCGTGAGCCATTCCACCGGAACGCTGACGCAGGTTGCGATGCGGTCCCTAGGTCCGATCCACAAGACATGAGCCCTAATCATTTGCCCTCGCGATCTGTCGATGAAACCGAAAGTGCCGCAGTGATTGCAGCACGCATGCCTGCGGTGAAATTGATCGGCCCTTCTTGCTGCTCGTAGAATGCAGCCGTAGCTCGCTCCAGCATTTCGTCAGTTACTTCGAGCGCCTGAGCCATCGCCAACGCGGCACGAATTTTCTCAATGCCCTCCTGCGGGTGCATTCCGTTGGGCCAGATACCGGACGAAAATGGTCGGCGCGAAAGAACGTCTTCCGCCAAAGTTAGCGCCTCCAGCACTGCCGGAGTTTGGGCATGACCGCGCTGCCAAGATTGGAACAGCGCTTCGACAGATGGCGGGAGAGGACAAGAACCGCCAGCAGCCCTGAAGCCTAAATCAAATGCAGCTTGCTCACGTTGCATAAAAGTTCGCATGGCCTCGATCGCGGTACGCTCAGGGGACCAGCCGCGGGAATCCCCATCCCAGCCGAACCGGCTGTAGCCTTCGCCGCGAAAGAATTGGACAAGCTCGCCAATGGGCTCTGCCGAGCTCGGCAATGTTTCGGTCTCGGGAGAACTCCGGCTCATGAGCATGTTCCTTGTACGCAGCCAAGCAGGTAGGAGCCGACGAACATGGCGAGGATGTAGAGAACGACGGCGCCAAGCTCTGCGCCGATAATGTCCCATATCATTTCGCGGTGTCCTCGTTCAAATCGACTAGCCGATATTCCCAAGGCCAGTCGGCTTCGGTGCGCTGGTCGGCAAAGTATTTCTCGGCGGGCCCCATCACATCGAACGCAGCCATTGTTTTCCACGGGCCCAGCTCACGTTTATTGCGATACTGGATCACGGCGGTTATCCCAACCAGGATCTCCGCCCCGTCATCACGCACGGGGACAGCGCCACGCGACAGGCAGTCGAGATTGGCGCGGCATTCCCGGCAGCCCGCGAGTTCGGATTCCAATTCCTGGATGTGAGTAGCGGCTTCGCGCATCAATTGCGCGTCCCACGTTGAATAAAAACCAATATGTTGGGCGCTGCCCATGGCCATGCGATCGTGCGAATCTGCGCGGTCAATAAGGCGCTTCGCTACGGCCGTCATTGGCTTTGTCTCGCTCATAGCGGAATCCTTCCATTCGCCCAGCCGCTGAAGCTGTAGATGCAGAACAGGATGATGGAGATCGCAGCGGCGCTCTGCATCAGGGCGTCAAGGATGGTTGCGGTCATCGTTCTCTCCCAGCTTCTCGAATGGAGCCGTCGAAACGACGCCAGCGCGTCATCGTGCGAGGCTTCTTGATGCCGTTATGCCGATCCTGGATGCGTTTCGTTTTCGCGATCAGAGGGACATCATGCTTGCGCGTCTTCTCGTCGTGGCAGGGGTGGCAAAGCACCTTGCAATTCTCCAAGGTCGGCTCACCGCCGAGCCCGTCCGCAATGTCGTGGTCAAAGTGAAACTTGACGCCGAACAGTGCCCCGCAGGCTTCGTTCTCACACTTGCCGGCGGCTCGGCGCAGAGCATCGCGCTTGACCTGCTTTGGAAACTCCCGCCTCACGAAACCAACTCCAATTCCCGGAAGTGAACGCTGCGCTCCGCGCCGAAGGCGTACAAGCTCTCGATCAGTTCGCTGATTTCAGCCGATGTCATTTGGCTGGTCCGCATACCGAGAGGCACGACCGTCCCAGGCGTGAGGCCCGGCACGAACTCAGCCCCTCGAAGTGCAGCGGTGGCCAGATCCTTCCAGTCCTCGGGCGAGCGCTTCTTGCCGAACCATTCAACCTGCTTACTGATCTGCGTCAGCAGGCTCCACATAAGCGCGTTCTGATCGTTCGAACGGCGGGGCGCGCGAAACTCGACCGTGGACCCGATGGATACGCCCTTTGCCCACCGGATAACCTTCTGGCGGTCGTCGTTGCTCTTGATCTGGATGATCTCGCGGGTGCTCATGCTGCAGCCTTCGTACCGTATGCCTGCCGGATGAATTGAACAGTGGTGGCAAGTTCTTCGTTGAAGGCGTCAACAGCCTTTGAAATCTTCGCGATGTATTCTTCGTCGCGCTCGACGCGGACAACCAGCAGGGGCAGGCGGGGGCAATAGCTCACGAAATCCCACCACTTGCGTTCTGTGACCCAGAGGTTGCCCTGTACCTGGGATCGGTGTTCGGCCGGTAACTCGCCGCGAAGCAACCGCTCGACCTGGATGTGAGGAAGGGCCGTCTTGATCTCCAAGCCTCCGTCATCGCCGATGAGCGAATCCGGGCTGCACCCTTTGGGGCCGTTGACGATGAAGCCAACTAGCTGAGGCTCAGCGTCCTTCATGAAGGAGTAAGCTTCGCGGGCCTCTTCCTCCTGAAGCTTGCCGCGCTCCATGTGGACATTGGTGTAGGATTCCGCGGGTTCGCCAGTGAGGATTTCGCCGGCCAGTTTGTTGAGGTACGCCTTGCGCGTAACGCTGGCGCCTCCATCTCGGCCCTTGGCCATTACGGTTGCGAACTCGCTGGAGGTTGGCAGCCCAAGACGGGCGGCAAACCATTCCGGTGATCCCTGTTCACACTCGACAATCTGCGGGCCCATGATCAACCCCGAGCCTTGGCGTTGAGCATGTTGACGGCCTCTTGATATCGCTTCGCTGGCAGCTCGCTCAGTTGCTCGATCTTGAAGAAGCGCAGGAACTTCGGCTTATCGGCGCCGACGCTTTCGATTAGTGCCTGCAATTCCCCGGACTGATCTTGTGAGACTGCTTCGCCAGCCGCAGCATTTCCGTCGTCATCAGCCGCCGCAGCAAGCCCGAGCATCTGCACCAGCGAATAGCGCTGCAGATAGGTCAGGGTCGAACCGATAGCCTGGATCGCATTCTTGTTGCCGCTCCCGTCCGCAGGACCGGAAAGCGTTGTTTCCTCGCTGTGGCCCGCCTTGTGTGATAGGATGCAAGTGACGGCGATGGTGCCGTTTTGCGTGGTACGGAAGCGATAGGACAGACCATGCTTGCCGATGATCGGGTCAACCACCTTGGCGATGGCCGCGAAGTCGGCGTAGCGCTTGCTGTTGTGTCCGGTAGCGTTGCGCGTGATCGCAGGGATTTCCGCCTTTGCAGCCGAAACAGCGGCGTCAAACTGCTTGCGGGCCTGCGTAGCATCCCACCGCTCTTGCAGCGTCATCAGCTTCTCGACCATTTCGAGGCTGGCGCCGGATTCCACGGCGCGGTTGAGCATCTCCATGGGAGTGACGACGGCGAGCGCTCGCGGCTCGTCCTGCGGAATGATTGAAACCTTGTCGAGTTGCTGCGTGGCCATTACTTGCGCTCCCTCAGTATTCGATTGAAACGTGCGGTACTTCTCCGCGTGCGATGGCGGCAATTACCGTCTTGCCAAGCTCGGTTTCGATGCCGAGGGCGACCAATGCCGCTAGAGCCTCGTTGTTGAGCCTCGTGCGGTGCGCCTTGTCTTTTTCGCGGCGGGCCTTCTCAGCGGCTTCCCTAGCCGCGACATCGGCCGTGCGCTTGCGCTCAGCTTCGACGGCGGCTTTCTGGTCGCGCTCTGCCTTCTCTGCCGCAGCCTTCTTGTCGGCCTCAGCCCGTTCGGCGCGAGCGATGGCGTCGGCCTTCTCGCGTTCGACGCGCTGTTGTTCAGCGGCTGCCTTGGCTGCTGCCTGCTCAGCCTCTCGCTTGGCTTTCGCTTCCGCGTCAATCCGGGCGCGATCGGCGGCCTCAGCCGCAATTCTGGCTTCGCGCTCAGCCTGCTCACGGGCGATCTGTTCGGCGCGTAGGCGCGCCAGTTCGGCCGCCTCTGCCTCTCGCTTCGTCATATCGGCGAGCGACTGATTTAGCCGGCCGCGCACCTCGTCAACAGTCGCGGTCGCGCGGCTAGAAAACTCCTGCCAATCGCGCTGAGCGATCCGCGAAAGTTCATCGAGATAGCGGCGAACGTCGTCAGAGCTGGCGGCTGGCGTGTGCAGTAGTTGCGTCATGGCGGCAATTGCGGCCTCATGTGCGTCCACGCGGGACTTTTCTGCCTGCTCAAACTCATCAAGCGGCTTGCGAACTTCATCCCGCAGCGCGTCCAACCGGTCACGAATGATCCGGCGCTCGGCATCGATTTTGCCAGTCTGCGCCTTGAGGTCGGAAACCAACTGCTTTCCCATGTCGTCAAGTGCAGTCTTTGATCGAGCCACCTTGTAGGCGAGAGAGGCAACAGCCTTGCGGCCGGTTTCCGTCGAAATGTCCGTGCTAACAGCGCGCACGTCGGCTTCTAGCTTCGATATAATCGCATCAACGCCACCCGGCGCGAACACAACAGCGGGTGTCAGCGTTTCAATCGTGACAAGGGCGTTCATGACTTGCGCTCCAAACACTTGCGGATGACATCCAGATCCCGCTCGAACTCGTCCTGAGACGGGAAGTTGAAAAAATTGTCCAAGAGCGTCTCTACGACGGCGCGGTCTTGGCCCTTGGTTGACTGGTAGAGGGAGAGGGCGGCTTCATCGCGCGGGGTCATGCCGGCTCCATCTGCAGGAGCGCCGCAGCCTTGAACTCGTCGGTCACATCGCGGTCGCTGCCGATCTCGATGATGCTGGACAGGCTGACCCGATCGCCGGTCAGGATGTTGCCCCACTCGCCACGGGCGAGGTCGCGAATGGTTTCCTCGCGGCCCATGTCCTTGAGGGAACGCTCGGCGACGTAGGGTTCGCGGGCGCCGCAGATAACGAGGTAAAGGTTCGACATCTTGCTTCTCCGGGGTATCGGGGTTCGTTAGGCGCCCTTCGAGTTACAACTCAGTTGCGATGACGCGCAGGCCGCGCTCGCGGCAGAAGCGGAGAGCCGGGTTGATGTTACCGAACATCTGCTCGCCAACGAGGAAGGAGCCTTGGTTCATCCAGTTCAGGATGAAGAGGCCGTCGCGGCGGGTGATCTTGGCGGTTCCGAGGGTGAGGGTCTTGGTCATCTTGCGTCTCCATCAGGGCGGCTTCGATGGAGCAGTATCACCATAAGTGATATCGGAAGGCAAGCGAAAAAATCACTCAGGGTGATTTATTTTCGGGTGCGGTATTATGTTCCCGTTTTGGTCACGGTCTTGGCGATATCCACAATCATCCGGCGCTCGCCTGGCTTTGCCTGTTCCCAGATCGACCAGATGGCGTCCCCGTCCTGTGGATTGCGCATCAGGAGGCTGGCCGCGTCGGTCTGGAGGGCGTCAGCGATGGCCTCCAACGTCTCCTGTGTATAGCCGCGCTTCCCGTTTTCCAGCATGGACAAGTGGCTCTGGGTCATGTCGAGCCGTTCGGCGAGCTGCTCTTGGTTGAGGTTCCGGTACTCCCGCCAATGCTTGATGAAGGTGGGTCGGAATCGGTTCCGTGGGGGTGGCTTTCTCATACCTCCATTGAAAACAGGTGCCATTTTGGGTCTATCGGCTGGCGGTGATAAAATCACTTGCGGTGATTATCACCATGGGTTATAAGGGGGCATGGCACGACCCGAAAAAACCCATCCGCTATATTTCTGGCGCAAGCGCAACGGCGACAAAACCCTGCAGGAATTGGCGTCCGAGCTAGGCGGCGTTACCCAGTCGCACCTCTCCGAAATTGAGAATTGGAAGAACGAGCCTTCGCTCGAACTCGCTGCGCGTCTCCACACGCACACCGGGATCGACATGAAGAAGTTCGTGAAGCAGACGGAACCCGCTCAGTGATGCAGATGCACCCCGTTCCAGATATGGGCGCACGCGACGGCCTTGCCGTCGAGCACATGCTGGATTGCACGCGTGCTGTGCTCGGCGCCGACCAGCGAGACGATCAAATTCAACTGCGCGCCGGCATCGATCACCCAGCCGACGCAGCGCAGCACTCCATTCACTTTGCGGAACGCGCCGAATCCATCGACGTAAACGGGCGGAAGGCTCGCGGCCTGCAGCAAGAGTTCCTCGTCGCTCATGAATACCCCCGCAACAAACACGTGGCGTCCCTGAGGGTATTTTATGTCGGAAACCTGACACGTGGCCAGCGGAATCACGC